GGTTGATTTGTCGGGAAAAGGTTGGGGGTAGTCAAAGAATCCCCCTACTCACTAAATAGAAATGGAGTAAGAATGGTTGATATGTTAAGCACAAGAAAATATCAAGATTGGATAAACCAATCAGTTAGAGGTGATAAGATAACTTATTATCGTGGTTTTATAATGGCACCACATTTACAAAAATTGTCTCCTACATTAGATGAAAGACGTGTAGGTGCATTGAAAAGATATGTATGGAATTCATGCGAATCTAATTTAGTTACATTAGTACAGAAAAAACACGCAGACTTTGATTATGAATACATGGCGGTACGTGTATGATGTGGGAGTTCTTTATGTTTTTAATGATACCCATCAAAATAGCAATAGCTCTTTATTTGGCATATAGCATATATTCTTGGGTGTTAGGAATATGATAGAATTTATACATAACAGTTGGCATGGCGTAATGAATCACAAGCGTAATCCGTTGCGCCACATACCAGATCAAAACGTGCGTCATCTTGTATTACAGCTTCTTGCTTGGATGTGGTGTATAGCATTCTCGTTATACTTCTCATCCTGGTATTTGTTTGGGATTACAGTGGTATCACATTTTGTGTTCATTATTGCGATATTTATCACAGTAATGACATTTAGTATGGTAACACCAAAACCAGCAGAAGAGTATTTAGAAGATGACATGGACCCAATAACGGAAGATGATTATGAGTGAGCCAGTGATAAAAGAAGTTAATACTAGAGAAGAGTTAAAACGTGCAGAAGACGCGTTTTATAGTGCGATGTTTGATGGTGATGAAGAGAAGATGACATTCGCAAATGACGCTGTGTGTTATTATCAGACATTTGATGGTGATACTTGCCCCGAGTACCCAGGTTTTTAATGAGGTGGATGTATTATGCAATTTGGTTATCTATATGTATAGGTTTAGTATGTTTATACAGCATAGGTAATCAACCATTATGAGGAGAGTAGAAATGATAAAAGAATTAATTGATGCTAGTAAAGAGACTTACGAAATTTGCAAAAGAGCAGAGGATGAGATGTGGTCTTTTGAACGCTTGATGGAAGAATTACAACAAAAGGTTAAGGTGCATGATGTGCCTTTTCCTACATTAATGTTTATTGAAATAGTAGATCAGTTTATACAGGATCGCCCACTACGTCAGAAAAAAGAAGAAGAGTTTGCTGATGATAGGCACATTCAAGAGGGTTTTGATCGTGTTTCTTTGAAGTGGAACTGATGGATATAAACAATGTGCCAAGAGTTACTATTACGTGGATGGATGCACGTGATATGGAAACAGGGTGGCTTGATATAAAAGAAATACTGGCTGCACCATTAGCCACTTGCCAGGAGACTGGTTGGATGGTAGTGAACACAGACGAAAAGGTCGTGATCATGAGATCGTGGTGCTTGGACCGGGATGACAATCATGGTGGTGGCGCTATTGCCATACCAAAAGGTTGGGTAACAAAAATAGAGTATTTACAAGGAACACATGCAGACGTACGAAATTAATTTATGGTTAGATAAAAGAGTAATAGAGAAAATAGTAAAACAATTTGAGAGTGATGAACAAGTATTAGAGTACATTGCAAAGAACTTTGACAATACACCAGATCCACAGTTTCCATCATTAGATCCTACACGTGGTTATACAAGACCAAAAGCATCAAAGTATACAATAACATGGTCTAGAATACATACATATGTACGTAAAAAGGGACCATACAGAATAGAATTGACAGAAGAAGAACGGGAAATACAAAAAACATTAGAAGCATCGATAACAAAAGAAACCATAGATGAATGGGGCAGAAATGAGATGTTGCGTGAGGCAGAAAAAGATTATTGGAGTAATCCAGACGCTACAGGACTGGAGGAAAAAAGATGAAGCAAAAACAAGGATTAACACCAAAACAGAAAAAGGTATATGACTTGATAAAATCATTCATTAAACAAAATGGTGTATCACCATCGTACGAAGAAATAAAACAGCTTATGGGCAGTAAATCAAAATCACATGTGCATGGATTCATACATCAATTATTGGAAAGAGGGTGGATAGGTAGAAGAAATGGCAGAAATAGGTCAATTTATATTTTGTAATGTGGCGTGTATAGTGGTATATTTACTAAAAAGTTTTTTTATTTTTGTTACCGGGATCAAAAGTGGTGCCACAATGACACAATTGCTGATTAAGATATATAAATCAATGACTTATGTTGTGTCACTACTGTGTCACTACTATAGACGACGCAAGGCACTTTTTTGTATTTTAGAAAATAAAATGAGTAAAAACTCAACTATACTGCGGGGTTTTACATGGTAGATAAAAGATTAAATGGTGCCACAAGTGGTGCCACAAATATGGCAAAAAGGTATCCCATCAAGGATGATGGGTTGACTGATAAACAACGTATATTTGTACAAATATACACAGAGAATGAAGGTAGATTAACTCCTACAGAATGTGCAAGACAGGCTGGATACAAAGAGGACAGAGCAAATACAACTGCATCAGAATTGTTAAATGGAAAAAGATTTCCAAGGGTTGTAGAAGCTGTAATTGCACGTAGAGCAGAGATAGAGAAAACACATGAGGTTAAACTTAATAAACACGTACAAGAATTGGCTAGGTTACGTGAGAAATCATTGGCAGAAAAGTCTTTTAGTGCTGCTGTTAATGCTGAGCGGTTGCGGGGGCAAGCTGCAGGATTGTACATCGATAGAAAAGAGATCAGAACTGGTAGTATTGACTCTATGTCTAGAGAGGAAGTTTTAAATAAGTTAAAAGAATTAGGATTAGATGGAAAAATCAAAAAAGAAAATAATCAAACTGTCATCTCGGTCGAGGAGAGATCCAATAGCGAGCCAATTGACATCACCCCAATATCGTCAGAGGATAGTAAAGAACAAGAAAAAATATGACCGTAAAAACGGAAACAAATTTTTGGAAGACTTTAAAGAAATACTTAGACGGTGGTAATTATATATCATCAAGACTAGAAAGCTACGTTACACCTGGTTTCCCAGATTGCTTAGTATATAATAAAGACACAGGTTTCTTTTGTTTAGAATTAAAGGTCGCTAATAGTAGTAATAAAGTGGTACTATCTCCGTTTCAAATTGCGTGGAATATGCGTCATGCTACAGCTGGTGCACAGTGTTATATCCTTGTTTACTTGCCTCCCAGTGGCGAGGTCAAATTGTTTCATGGCTGTAAAACCAAGGACCTAGGCGAAAAGAACGTGTTCCAAGTACCCGGGTTGTACGAAGGAAGGCTCGTGGACCTAGACTTTGTCAAGCTTTTAAACTCCCAAACTCCCTTTATGTAATATTCTTCTGTGGATAACCTGTGGATAAGTTGCCCAGCTGCGCACCGGGCGCCTGGTACAAAACTCCCTGTAACTCCTCTAATTTTTCCTAGTTTTCTGCGGATTCGTTTTGAAGGCCGGGATCCCAGCTGCAGAGCTGCATCTCACCTTCGTACCAGCGTGGATAAAAATAAAATAAACTAAATGTTGCCATGTGGATAATTTTTTGCTATAATAGAGTCAGAATTAGAAACAAAGGAGTAAAAATGGTATTACCAGAAGATAGTAACAATGCGATAGTAGACGCATTAAATAGAATACAAGAATCATTAGAGGATAATAATGAAGTTCTCAAAAGGATTGCAAATCATTACGACAGTATTGTTCCTACGATGAGAAAGAATCAAGAGGCTTTACTCGATGACAACAAGAGTCCGTTAGACAAGGTGTACGAAGCAATGAGTTTTAAGGTTTAAACTCCCAAACTCCCTTTCGTATAAAATCTCAAGGTGCGACTATATGCCGCACCCGCTGGAGCACCGGGCCCGTGCAGCCAGGAAGCTAAAACTCCCAAACTCCCTTTCGTATATATTTCCTAGTTTTCTGCGATTCTTGAAATCCTGCCGTCCGGGCACCGGGCGCCCGCTAGTTTTATTCAGAAAAATAATGAGGCGTGTTAATAAAAACATAGGAAAACTGGGAAAAAATTTGACCTGACTGCTTGACAAACGCTGCTGCAGCTCATATATATAACAGGCAGCCAGGCAGCTGAGATGCAGCTGCAGAGAAAGAGAAAGAATGGAATACTTATTACTTGTTATTAGTTTGAAACTCGCGTTCGTCCTATTATTCCTTTGGTACTTCTTGACATGATTCGTGGGGTGTGGTATCCCGGGAAACAGAAAGAGAAAGGATTACTATGATTCGTTGGAACAAATGGACAAAAGATTATACATACACCTACTTGTGGCATGATGGGATTTGGAAACTTATCCACAAGAAAAGTAATAAACCGATTGCGTCATGGTTTGGAAAGATGTACAGTATGCTTAGTTAGAGATAACTAATGCTAATGAGGGGGTACCGAATCCGTTTCGAAGTATTGCAATCGCCCCCTCTCTCAAACTCCAAACTCCCAAACTCCCCTTCCCCTCAATAAATTGATTTTAATTATCCGCTTACTTACACCGGGCGCCCAGCGGGACTTCCGAGATGCAGACATAAAAAAAGGCGACCTTTCGGTCGCCTCTAGAACTTATGAAGCTGAAAAATATAAGGAAGGAAATTACTCCATAAGCCCTAACCTTTTCATTAAGTAGCCAATGTCAGATTGTATGTGGTGTAATAACTCTTTACCCCCAT